AACGTATTGCACTCCACCTTTGCCTTCCTGCAGAGACCCCAATGCTCGCGACGAGAAACCAAACTTAACGCCACTCGTGTACAAACCACGCAAAATGTTGCCTGAAGGGGTATTGAGTACTTTAATTGTTCCAATAACATCGTTACCATCCCACCAGATACGATTTACCATGTGGGAAGCGTTTTTTAAGTTAATCACTGAATCATCTGGGTGATCACACTCACCTAGGGCGCGTCGATCTTGAACTAATTTTTGATAATTTTTTATTTCTTTTCTCAGCACTTCTTCGGTGTATACTCTATTGTTTCCATTTACAGCGTTTGCTTCCTGCAGTTTGGCGGGGAAGATAAGACAATTGTCTTCAGCAATCATCTTTTTCTCTGCTTCGGTAAGAAGATCTCTACACCCTCTATCGTCACATTTTAATTCAAAGAATTCTCTTAGTAATTTTTTAGACATTTTTACCCTCTATCGGTTATGCTGCAGGCTCACCCTGCACGATTCTAGAACCCTTACAGCAGCGTCTTACTGGCTGGAGGCTCCACTTTTTGCTCCACATGGATGTGTTCATGTTTAACTCCGTCGTCTCCGAATACACTGCAAAGAACATAAGAAGTACCAGAACTCAAACATCCCAGTATCACCATGCTTGACACAGTGTAGTCAAAGGTAAATAGTTCTGTGTACTTATTAATGCCCCACAAAAAAATTCCACACCAGAAACCCATGCACATTGGACAATGAAAAAGCTTTCCAAGTCCATGTAACCATTGTTTTGTAGGGCGAATTTTATTGAATATTGCACCATAAACAATAAGTTGAGTTAAGCCATAGGCCGCTAAAACAAAATATAATAGTTCCATTTACTCCTCGTAATAGTAGCCTACGAGACCATAGGCTGCTTGGGAACCGGGATACATATTAACTGTACCTTGGCGTGGTTCGTGGGGAATCTTGCCCAAGGCTGTTGTTTCGTCATCAGGTGGGTCAACAAGTTGTTTTTCAACTTCTTCTTCGTATTCGTGATATTTGTTATAGAGAGGAGCCTCGGCTTTAAGAAACTTAGCCACCGAATAGATGGCTACCTGTACAGCGTTGACATCTTCTTTTTGGTTTTCTTCGACAATTAAAAGGTTGGCTTCGAGAGAGCCAAAAACATTTCCGCCATAAACCGTGGATGCGTCCACAACACCTTTTTTTGATAAGTGGTCAAAAAGACGCGATTGGACCGCATAAATGTGATCTCCATATTGACTTTTAGGAACGGAAAAAACCTTGTTTGCTGATGGGGAAATAACAATATTGATCTCAGGATGATCATATATCATGATGTTTCCATCCATTGTCTTTCGAGCGCGTAGTGTAACGCGAGCCTCTGGCTTATCGATAGAAAAGGTAATCATTAGGATTGTAACTCGCGTGTTAGATCTTGAATCTTTAAGATATCAATCAAAGTTTCTCGGGTTACAGACTTGGTGGCTGTTTCATTCAAGAGAGAGATTACTTTTGTGATTTTCTCTTGTAGGTTCACATCTTCTTTTATTTCGGACAGTGTTTGGGATTGCTGCAAGGCTTCTTTGAGGCGACCGATTTCTTCGCTTAGATAGAAATTAAACTCTGCCCCATCATCTTCAAAAGAAAAGATGTATTTGGAAAGAAGCTCTTTTTGTTCTCCCAGAAAGTGATTATAGGTATCATTAAATCTCTTAACAAAAGTCTGGGTAATTAAATTTGATGAGGGCTTTTCACTTTCAACATTGCTTTTGGATGAAGTAAGTGTAGCCACAATTTTATTTTCCAAAAGAACTTTGTTTTTGGGGTTCAAAGAATCATTGAATATCTGAGAGATGGTAGCAAGATTTTTGTAGTTGGGTACAAAGTTGTTGAACACTCCCTTCGAGAATTCTTTATTAATTGTAGCAATTATCGCACTTTGTTCAGCAAAGATTTGTTGATGATTTAGATTTTTATATTGTCTTATTGTTTCAGAGACTACTTTTTCTGCTGTTTTCTCATCCAACCCTCTTGTGTGTAGAAGAACTTTATACAACTCTAATTCTTTTTTAGCTTCCGAGTTTTTGCCAAAGTTCTCTTTAAGGATTTTGATAGCCTTATTTCTTTGAGGGGTGTTTTTTTTGATCGTTTGACGAATTACTTCTCTTACCAGTGCCTCATAGATAAAAGCGGTGTTTCTTTTTTTATTGTGTTTAGCCATTAGATTTGCTCCAAGTCTTCAAAAATCTTTTTAATCTCTTCTTTTACCTCGAAGATCTTCTTCTCTTCCTTCTCATAATTAGTTGTTTTGTTCTCAAATATACCTTTACCCAGTCCTAACATCTCTTTTGCACCAGCAGGAAGATTCATTCTAACTTGACGAGAAGGCATTTTCGCCATCTCATGTCTAGAGAGTGCTTTCATTTGTCTGTTGCGAGGACCAGTAGAACGACGTTTATCGTCTTTAGTTGGTATATGTTTTTTTCCTTTTGATTTACGAGTGGTTGTGTTGCCATGTTTATCCATAAAAACAGTGGGACCGTCATCCCGTTTTCCCGCAGGTTCATCTGGAGTGGCCAAAAGAACAGGATCTTCTTCACCAGCAGGTGCTTCCTCTGGTGTATCGGCCTCTGGGCCACCTAGATCTTCCCCTCCCAAGTCTAATGGCGCATCACCTGTGTCGCCTAGATCACCTAGATCACCTCCACCTCCACCTCCAAAGGGGCTTCCGGCGGCGCCTTGATCAGCAGCGCCATCTTCCGCCAGCGCCTCCAATTGGAAAGTAACTTTTTTATCATAAAACAGTTCACGTTGGTTGCGAAGGAATTCTTCATCTGAGATATCAAAGAGGTTATGGGCGATCCAACGCTTGGAGAAGAAGCCATCTGTTGCTGCAGCGGCTACGTCAAATTTGGTTCTCCAAGTTTCCAACTCTTGAAGTTCAGAAATTTTTGATGGGTTGTTTAGTCGAAGTGAAAACTTAATTAAATCTTCTCCTCTGAAACCCAAAGTAAAGAGGTGAATAATACCAATCTTTTCTAACTCAGTGATAACTGAACGCTGTAACCTTTGTACTGTTCGAGCAAAGCGAATATCTTTTTGTGCAAGTGCTCCCTTGTCTTCCTCGCCAGCTTCACCGCGAATCAAGTAGGATTGAGGAATCTTTAGTGCAGCAAAGAGCTTATCACGAAGATACTTAACATCGTCGATGTCACCGGTAAAAGCACCGCCGGGGAGGTTTTCAATCTTTGTAGAGACACCGCCACGAACGGGAATAAAATAATCTTCTTCGACGGACATTGGATTGTATCGCAAATCCACTTGGCCCGTACTTGGATCGACAATTTGGTTTCTCTTCATGGAAGTGATGAAACGTTGCATGAACTGCTCAACCTCTTGAGCTGGGATATTACCCACATCAACATAAAATACTTTTCTTTCGGGAGAACGTACAATTCGGTAAGACATCATCGCATCTTCCAAAAGAGTTAGCTGACGCCAGAT